GGCGTCGGAGGGAACGACATCACGCTCGCCGATTCATATTACGGTAAGATCGGCGGCGAAGAGCTCCCGCCCGGCTTGACGCTGACGTATGGCCATCCGATCGCCGGGACAGTCAACATGGGGGCCCTGACCGGCGGCGTCGGCACGCCCGACTTTCTCAACGCGATCGCGAACCTTGGCGAAACTGAATTCGAATATGTCTCATTAGGCGTCTACACCGACTCAACGACTCTGCTTGCTTTTGAAACCGAATTTGGATTCGGCGACGATGGGCGATGGGGTTGGATGCGCCAATTGTACGGGCATCTTTTCGCTGCGAAGCGCGACACGTATTCCAATCTCGTGACGTGGGGTCTGACGCGCAACGGCAAGGTCACGTCGGTCATGGCGATGGAACCGCAAATCCCATCGGCCGGTTACGAGTTTGCTGCCGCATACACGAGCAAAGCCGCCCGAGCCCTAATCAACGACCCTGCACGCCCGCTGCAAACGCTGCACCTTGAGAGCATGTTGCCCGCGCCGTTCAAGGACCGCTTCAATCTGATGGAGCTCAATACGTTCTCGAACAGCGGGCTTGCAACGCAGCGCACGCTCTCAGACAACGTGCCGATGATCGCTCGTGAAACGACCACGTATCAATTGAATCTTTACGGATACGGGGATGATTCGTTTTCGCTGGTCACGACGCTCGCGACCCTTGCGAAGCTGATCCGCAATCAGCGCTACGCCATCACCACGAAATTCCCGAGACACAAGCTCGCGGATGATGGCACGCGTTTCGGTGCGGGGCAGGCTATCGTCACGCCCTCGATCATCAAGGCTGAGCTCGTCGCAGAGTATAACCTCGATATGTTCAACGGCTTGGTGGAAAACCTCCAAGCTTTCAAAGCACATTTGATCGTGGAACGCGACTCAAATGACCCCAACCGCGTAAATATTTTATATCCGCCAGATTTGATCAACCAGTTGCGCGTGCTGGCGGTGCTGAATCAATTTCGTCTTCAATATAATCGCGGGGTCGACACGCAAATCATTGAGTCGCCGGTTGTGGGTCAAGGTCCGGGTCTCTAATCTGACCGGATGGCGAATCAATATCGCGATCCTCACTACAAACGCGATTGGATGCGCCGCTTTCGTGCGAACGAAAGTCCAGAAGCGAAAGCGGTGCGTCACGCGAGAAGAAATGCCCAACGCAATGCCAAGCGTTGGGTTGCTAATCCTGACAGCAAACGGCTTCCGCCGGGACAGTGTCGGAAGTGCAAGCGTGTCTTTCCATTGACGGCCGAATTCTTCGTGCCTTTGAAGAACGAATCGAAGCGATGGGAAGGCTTGTCGGCTGAGTGTCGCAAGTGTCGCAACAAGCGCTATCGTGCTTGGTACGCAAAAGACCCCACGTCACAAGTTGCGCGCGCTCTCGCTTACGTGAAGGCCAATCCCGCACCGAAGCGAGCTCGCGACATGGTGCGCTATGCCCGCCGTAAGAAGCGTGGCTGTCCGCCTTGGGCAAACCAAGGGCTAATCGAATCGCTCTATGCGATCGCGGACGATATGACGCGCAGGAGCGGTGTCCCGCATGAAGTGGATCACATCTATCCGCTGATGCATCCGCTTTGCTGCGGACTACACGTGCCTTGGAATCTGCGCGTCGTTCCGATCGCGCTCAATCAAGCGAAGGGCAATCGGTTGCCGTTCGATCTCGGCAACGTGCGCGACTGCACAGCCTTTCTCTGATTCTTGTTTTCTAACTCAACTCGAACCTAGGAGGCGCAAATGGCGCAACGGATTGCTGGCGTCGCTTTCATCAAGGTGGATTAACTCACTGGTCCCTTTCCCGAGCAATCGGGATCGAATAATCGGGTGAATTCGGGGAACGTCCAGAACGGACAATCCCGAGCCAAGCCGCCGCAACGGTGGAAGGTGTAACGACTAGAGCGAAAGCTCGTAGGGCCAAGCGGCCCGAAGCGCCCGACGCCCCATGTGGGCGATGATATAGTCTCTTCTACATAGGAATATGTAGCCGTTTCACAGACGGGTAGCGAAGTCGCGTCTCGCTGCGAAGATCAAGGGTAATATGTATCCGTTACGCGGAAACCTGACCGTCAGCCCATCACCGATGGAACGCGCGATGATCGCAGGCCAAGACTATGTCCACGGCTACAGCGAGCTCCCGCGAGTCCCGTATATCGAGATGGACTTCTCGACGCTACAAGGACTCTCGATCGAGAACATTGCCGCGATGGTCAACGTGACTGTCACGGCTGAGCTCGCCAACAACACCAATTTCGTCTTGCAGGAAGCGTGTTGCCGAGCCGCGCTCGAAATCAACGCCCGTGAGGGTCAGTTTCGAGTGCGCTTCGAAGGCACGGCCTGCAACGAAATCCTGCCCTGATGCTCGATCCTGCCGTCGCTCTTCGCGCCGCTGTCGGTCAGACGTTCGACGACGTTGGGCTTGCCCCGCCCAACGACGAGCGTCTGATCGAGACGTTCCTGCGCGCGCTGAAGCTGCACGGCTACATCGTCATTCGGGAATTCAATGGCGCGCACCCGGACGCGCGAAAGGAGTAGCCTATGCCAGAAGGCATCAGCGTAAACATGAGCGCCGCCGCTGCGGCGCAGACAGGCGAGCCGCCGCCCGAGTCGAAGTTGAATGGCAACGTCGCGTCGGGTGTCGCGCCGGATACGGCGACCCCCGAGAAATGGATCGGCATTCTTCCGCTGCGCAAGAATGTTATCGCCAACGGCGAGAGTGTTGCCGAGCTCAAGTTTCGCGAGCCAACCGGCGGCGATATTGAGCGCGTCGGATGCCCGATCGTCCTGTCGGTGTTCGAGCAACAGCCTAAGCCGATCTTCGATGGTCCGATCATGACGCTCATGATGGCGCATCTTGCAACCGTACCGCCCTCGACGATCCGTCAAATGGACCCGCGTGATTGGCAGAACGGCGCGATGATGCTCTTCCATTTTTTCGTGCCCGACCGCTTCATAGCGTAATAATCAATTGCTACGCTCTGGCGCGGTTCTACGGGCAGAACCCGCAAGTTTTCCTCGACAAGCCATTCTCGCAAATCGATCGCGACCTTGAATGGACCGATCGCCTCACCGAAGGCGAGCGCATCGAATCTGCGTGGCAAGCAAAGCTCAACGAGTAGGGAGTCGAAGTGGCTCACGAAACCGCAACACTGACGTTTGCGCTTGAAGATGAATTCTCGGCGAAGTTCGCCGAGATCGTCCAAAAGCTCGACCAGTTCAAGCGTCAGCTTGAGGACGTGACGAAGACCGGAAAGGAAGGCTTCAAGGGCGTCGCCGAGAACGTCAAGCAAATCAGCGATCACGGCACGGGTGCGAACGCCACGCTGAGCGCAATGCGGACGCACATGACCGATGCGTTCCTCAATCTCAATCGCTCGCTCGCCGGAACGGTCCAAGGGCTCGGGCAGATGGAAGGTCGTCTGACGACCATCGGTTCGATGCTCGCAAACTTCGGAACCAATTTCGGAAAAGTTGGCACCGCGATCGGTCTTGTCGGCGGTGCGGCTGCGGCGGCTGCGGGAAGCGTGTGGCTGCTCGGGCGTGCGCTCTCGCAGAGCTACAAGGATATGCAGAATCTGCAAATCCAACTCGGCATGAGCGAGTCCGCAATCGTCACGATGGAACGCGCGTTTGCTCGCTTCAACAAAGGGCCGGAAGAAGCGCATCGATTTCTAGAGCGCTTCAATCAGGCCATCGAAGAGACGCGCAAGATGGCGGGCTCTGAAACCCTCAATCGCATGAGGACCGAGCTCGGGGCCGCAGGCAATGCGATCGCGAATGAGACGGAACGCATCTTCAAGATGGTGCGTGAAGGCAAGATCAGTAAAGACGAAGGAATGCGGCTTTGGTTCAAGAGCGTCTACGGCATCCAACCGGAAGATGCGCGTCGCAAGCTCGCTGACATCATTCGCGAACAGTATGCCGACATGGAACAAGTGCGGCGACATCTGCCGCAAGTGATCCCGCCGGTCGAATGGTCTGAGCAGATGAAGCGCGCACTTGAAAATCTCAATAAGACGATGCGCACTGAGATGGAAAAGATCAGCAACTCATGGCGCGAGATGTGGAACAAGCTTGGTCCGACAGAGATCACAAAGATCGAAGAGGCAGTCAGAGGAATCGGCACGGCAATCCGCGAAGTCATGCCGTATGCCGTGAGCGAAATCGGACAGTTGCTCACTGACATCAACAATCTTATCGAGAGCGTCAAATCGGCTTGGGCGTGGGCAAAGGAAAACGTCCCGGCGGTGCGCGATTGGTCGAAAGGCGAACGTCCGACTGATCCGACAGAGCCGGGGATCGACATTCCCGGCATGTTCAAGCCAAAGCCGCAGCCGGTGCCCGGCGCGCCCGATGTATGGCGGCCGGGAATTCCGGCGATCCCGCCGCAGACAGCGCCGCCTGCGCAGCACGCGCCGGGTCATTGGTTTTGGGGCAGCGGTTGGCTCAACGATATGTTTGGCACGGGCGGCGCGCAGCAAGGAACGGCGCAGCGCTTCGGCGGGTGGGGCGGTGCTGATATGAGCGGTATCTCTGAAGAATCGAAGGCGGCTTTCATCGACAAGATCATGACGCCTGCGAACATCGCGCGCGGGAAAGCGCGCATGATCGATCTGCGCGGCGGCGGTCAGGAGCTCGGCAAGATCGGCGATCCGATCCGCGAGACAGCCGCAGGCGAAGACATTCGTCGCATGGGTTGGGACATCCACGAAGGAACGGAATATCTGCGCGACATGCGCGACATCCTGAAGTGGTTGCAAGACCAGTTGACGGGCGCAGGCTCGAACGCGCCGGGCGGCGGTCCCGGCGGCGGTATCGGCGGCGGTGCTCCCGGCGGTGCCGGGCTTGGCGGCTTCGCTGGCGGCGGCGGCGGGATGGGCAGGCGCACGGGCTCGCCGTGGTTTCGCGGAGCTCACCCCGGCGTTGGGCAAGAGCCCGGCGCGGCGAGCGGTCCCTATAGTGGCTCGCTTGGACAACAGCGCGCACAGGCTCTCGGGAGCAATCCGCAATTACGGAAGATGTTGCTCGGGATGGCCGAAGGCGAAGTCGGCGGCCAAGGCGAGCGCGCGGTGCAAGCGTGGCTTGAATCGACGCTCAATTGGGGCGTCGCGCACCCTGGTCAATTGGCGCAGCATCTACAGAGCAGCTATTTCCCGCCCGCGACGCGCGGGCGGATGCGCGGCGGCGACCGCTGGTCCGGTATTCTCGATCAGGTGCTCGCCGGTTCGACGATCGCCGGGCCTTCAACCGGAAACGAATCGAAGGCTCTCGGTATCACCAAGAGCGGCGGCGTCACGTTGCGCGCGGGCGGTGAAACCTTCGGCGTCGAGCCGGACCCCGGATCGCGCGCGTTCGCGCAACGATTTCGCTCGGGCGCTTTCCCGATCACGAGTCAAGGCGGCCCCGGCGGCGGCACGACGGGCCCCGGCGGCGGTCAAGTCCGCAACTACGGCGGCGGCCATATCGGCGGCACGATCGACGTTGGCGGCCAATCGTTTCGCTTTGGCTCGGGCGGCTCGCTGCCGCACATTCCCTACGGCGATTATCCTGTAACGCCGGGAACGATTGGATCATGGGGCGCGGCGCACGGCGCGCTCGGGATCAACAACAATCGCATTTGGGACCCCGCGCTCCATCGCTATCGCGAGGGTATCGAATTCCATGCCGCGTCGAGCGACGCGGCGATTACCGCCGGGTGCATTGCGATCGCGGGCGGGCAGTATCCGCAATTCAAGCAGCGAGTGCTTGCGATGATCCGCCAGCACGGCAGCGCCACGCTGCACATCGGTCCCGGCGGCGCGAGCGTCACGCCGGGGCGCACCGCTTCACCCGCGAGCTTGCGCGCGTCTGGCCATGGCACATCGGATACGACATCGCACGGATCGCAAGGCTCGGCGGCAGCGGCAGAGAACGAGCGCGCCGGGCGACCGTGGTGGCACGGCGGCGGACGCTCGGGAAGAGTCTCGTCGCTCGGCGGCACGCACGAGCTCAGAGGCTCGGCTGATGTGAACGTCAATATCCGCCATCCGCACGGGACCAACGTCACGAGCTCGGCATCGGCGAACGGTCATCTCGGGCACCCGCGCGTGAAGACGAGCCGCACGGGTCAGATGCGCTCGGCGGGGCAAAACGCCGTGAACGATCCGAATAGGTGGGGCGAGGAATAATGTGGCTGATCCTGTCGGCTTTGCACTCTCGAACACGCCGATCTATCAAGCGCCGCAGCCGCCGCAGCGAAACTATTTCCCGTATCTAGGTCGCGCTGTCGTCGTCATCGATGGGCACGAATATTATGAATGGGAAAGCGTTCAAGTCCGCGCGGCAATCACTGAGAACACGCGCACGTGTCGGCTGACGACTTCAGAGCAGACGCCGACACCGACTTCGAATTCCGCTTTTCGCATCATGCCGGGAATGAAGTGTACCGTCTTCCTCGACGGCTATCTTGCGATGACCGGCATGGTAGTCACGCGTCAGGTCTTCTACAACGCCGACCAGCACTCGGTTGAAATTCAGGCGCAAGGTGCATGGGGCATTGGTGCGACTTCGTCGATCGTCTCGCAGACGCACGAATTCAACAACATTGATCTGAAGCAATTGGCGCAGACGCTCGGGGCCCCGTTCGGAGTCGGGGTCGAGGGCCAAGCGGTGACCCCGCAAAAGTTCAAGCGCATTTCGGTGACGCCGGGCGAAACGCCGTTCGAGCTCTTAGAGAAGTACGCGCGCGCGACCGGGACGCCGATGTCAGAGACGCCCGGCGGCAACATCAATCTCGGATGGGGCGGCGGGACCGCTGTCGCGATCGAGGGCTATAACATCCTCGAAGGCCGCGAAGTCATTCACTCGCTGCAAGGCACTGGCGGCGGCGGCGATCAACCGCAAGGCGTCGAGCCGGGCAGCGGATCGGAACAGCCGATCAGCGGCGATCAAGAGGGCGGCCCCGGCGAAGGTACTGACTTCAACAGCATGGGGCAGCGTCCGGGCACCGATGACGATTGGGGCGCGAAGGCCAATCAGAACAGCGGCGAGCAGCCTGGAATCACGAACGACTTTAGCCCCGGCTATAACCCGAAGGTGCAGGCGAGCGAGGTTCCTGCCGACAGTCAAGACCAGATGAAAAGTCGCTCCGGTATGGAAGCGATGTATTCGGACATGCTGCAATATTGGGTCACGCTCAAGCTGCTCACGTGGCAGCGCAAAGGCAAGGCCCCGCCGTCCGGTGGCATCTGGTATCCGGGCGACACTGTCACGGTCAATTCGCCGATGCTCGTGCTCGACGGCCAAGCGCTCGTCCTGACTGCGGTGACGTGGATGCAGGACAACACGGGCGGCACGGTGTCGGTGATCGAGCTTCAGAACCAAAAAGCGATGCGCAACGCGGGCACCGTTCCGGGCGTCGCGCCGAGCTCAACCGCTCCGCAGCAACCGCTCACGCCGGAAGGAAGCCCGCAGCCGGAACAAACCCCGCCAGCGGAAGAAAACTTGCCGCCGGGCAGATCAGTGCGGACTTGGAGTCGAAGATGACAGTGCGATCGACAACGCAATCGGCAGCAAGACAGGCAGGCGCGGGCAGCGCGCGCGCGACGATCCGCGAATGCGACGACAATCATCTCTGCCAAGAAGTCAAGCAGGGTGATGTCGGCTACAGCGAGACGGCGACAAACTATGAGGTATGGCATCCGCTCGGGCTGACGAGCGTGCCGCTGAAGCAAAAGCAGCAACAGCAAGGGCAGCAAGGACAGGGCGGCCAAGGCGGCGGTCAGGGCGGCGCGACGTTCAATAAGAATCAGCCGAAGGGCGAGTCTGCCGAAGCCGTCCACATCTACGCCAACGGACACCGTTCGCACCCGGTCGCGTTCATCAACGATCGGCGCGTGCGGCCTTACGACATGGACCCCGGCGAGGGCGGGCTCTACGACCCGAGCGACGGCAAGCAAATCACCTATTTTCGCAATCGCGGCGACGGGGCCGATGGCATGTATGTCGTGAGCGCTGACGCCGAGCAGCAAGACCAGGGCAGCGGTCAGG